CAGAACTTCCAAAAATTCCAAGGCTAAAATCAGTATTGTACTTTACTGGTGCCTTTGCCTGGTTCTGTGTTGCCGGTGTGTTGTTTGCGTTTGTTGTTTCTGCCATATCAATTCTCCTTTTCTCTCTTTATTGCTTTGCAAAATGCTCCTTTTTTAAGGAACATTAATACTGTTCTTAAAGTCATGCTTTTTATAACTTCAATGTGTTTGGTGCAACCATACCATAGTACCCATTCTTGCTCAGATAATGTATTCAAGTCGGTAATTGGTTCACCTGGAATAAACTGTCTTTTAGACTGCAAATACTGTTTATGTTCTTTTCTCCATTCACAACTACTGCATTCTGGTTTCAATGCCGGAACCCTATGCTTAGTTCGTTCATCATAATAAGAACTGGCGCAGTATCTACATGGGTTTCTTTGAACTGCCATTTACTTTTTCCTTTCATTTATATTTTCTCAGTGGCATATGAAACAGGATGAAATAATTTGTCCTATGTTGAATTGTAATTTCCTGTTCTTTCATTAACTGTTTTATTTTTTCCTGTTGTGCTTTCCGGGCATTCACCCGGATTCATATGCCACCGATTTTTTATTTACTATACGTGGAATCTGCCTTGAAAAAATGTTTTCCCCATGTTGCTGTTAGCATTTTCCCCTCCTGTTTCTGCATAGGTGCCTGTGTATAGCAATGAAAGATGTTCTGTATTGTCTTGTTCTCTGATTTTCCGTTCTTTATAATCATATATTTCGGTATAATGGCAACTTTCATTGCCATGCAACGACACCTATGCTTTTTGATTTTTTATTTAGATTCTTTTCACTCTCAAATCATCATCCGTCACTCTTAGGACAATCATTTGCTGTTCATCACTAGGAAGTCTGGTTGTGTTTACGCTCTCGCTGTTGTCAACAAAAATCGGCAAATTCAAACCGTTCAAAGCCTGTAAACCTCTAAGCAAATCAATGTCACACAAGATTTTGTCAGAATAATTCAAACCATCAAAGTAATTCACTCCATTGCAGATCATCTTGCAAGTTTCCACTGGATTTCCCTCAATCGTGTAATCAAGGAAACTGAACTGAAAATGATGGAAAAATGGATTGATTTTCTCTGCCAGTGCCTTATTCTTCTGGATTGAGAAGTTAAGAACGGTATCAATGTTCTTTTCAATATCAGCTTGTACCTGTCCAAGGCTTTTCAGTTCCTCATTCAGTTCGGCTACTCGCTTTTCTTTCTCTGTGACTGCTGCCTGTGCAATCTTAATGTCTGCATCCACATTGGAAATCTGTTTCATAACATTGCTGATCTGCATTCTTAATTCCTGTTTCTTTCCAGGAACATCATCAAATGATTTCAGTTTCTCTTCAAGTTCTGCAATTCTCACTGTAACTGCAAGATATTCTTCATCATTTGTCATATCTACAGATTCTGGAAGCTCCGTAAATTTGGACTGTTCTTCCTCAATCTGCTTAGTGAGTTCAGCAACTTCATCCTGTGCCGCACTGATTTCCGACTGTAATTTGTTGATTTCCTCGTTGGTTTTCTTTAATTTTGCAGCGGAAGTATTTCCAAGGTCGCAGACATATTTAAGATTGTTCTGTTTTTCTGATTCAAAGGATTCTTTTACTTTCAACTGTGCTTCAATTCTGAACTTCTTCTTTTCTTCAAAGGAGGCTTTCAATTCGGAAATCTGTTCTTCTGGCAGTTCCTGTCCACAGGTCGGGCAAATAGTTTCTGAATCATTGAATGTTTCGGCTTCAATAGCTTTCAGCCCAGAATCATCCCACTCCATTTCCTTGATTCTTGGATAGTCCTGTCTGGCTCTATCCAAGTCAGCTTTTGCCTGTTGTGCTTCCCTTATGTGGTTGTCCAGTTCCATTCCAATAATACGAATGCTTGATTCCTTTTCTGATTTTTTTAACTTAAGTTCGGAAACTGTATCAGAAATGAATTTTTGTCTGGCTCTTAACCATTCATTCGCCTTGCTAACCAGACCATCCCTAGAAGATTTCAGTCCTTGGATTTCATATGAAAGGCTGTCATAACCCTTTGCTGAATCTTCAAGAATCTGTTCCTGTTCTTCCAGTTTGGAAATCTCCACATTAAGTTCCTGCTTTTTGGATTCTAGGGAAGAAGTGTCTTCTGCTTCAACGCTTCGATTGGTTTCATATGCAATCTCCGTGTTTTTTGCATCAACTTTTTTCTTTTGTGCATTCAGTTCCTTTCGGAGCTTCTTCAAGGTATCCTCTACGGAATGCCCTTTTGTGATTTCTTCCACATGAGCGTACTGTGGATTTTCTTCCATAAACTGTGCAATATCAAAACCAGACATCTTTTCCAGTACCTTTCTGGATTCTGCTGTTGACTTCTGCAATGTGTCCAGAAATGGTTTTGGGTTACTGCACATCAGAAGCGTTGAAGGTTCTGCTATTGACTGGATAAACTCGGTATAATCCTTTGATTTAGCCGGGAATCCGTCAATTTCATAAGAAGTTTCATTTCCATCGAATACCTCTTCAGACTGCCCTCTCGGTTTTCTCCACTTCTGCTTTGTGATTTTGCGAATTACTTTTTCTTTCCCATCAATCGAAAGTGTAAGCTCTCTTACAACATCAACCTTTGGCACTTCCACGCCATTTTCTTTTCTGCGAATAGAAGTAGGCTCTGTACCATTCGCCATCTTGCCTGTCAGAACATCCAAATATGCGTCCTGCAATGTGGATTTCCCTTCTCTGTTTCTGCCAGAAATCTCTGTTCTCGGAAACAAATCTACAGACTTACTCGGAAACTTCTTGTAATTCTCCAACGAAATCTTTTTTACTTCCACTTTCATGCTCGATTATCCTCCCTATTGATACCTCATATGCAGTTCTAAGCTCCACTTCATCACCAGATAATTTTTTATGATAAATCCGGCTCTGGATTCTTCCGATTATTTTTACGAAATCTCCAACCTTGAAATCAGCAGCTTCTCTGGCTTCATTCCACCATGCGATACATGGTATATAATCTGTTCTTCGCAAGTCATATTCGTTGCAAGCAATCATCAAATCACAGATTTCTTTTCCACTTGGTGTTCTGCGGTACACAGGCGGTTTACAAAGATAACCTTCCAGAATGAATTTATTTTCATCGTCTACGCTTCCATCTCCGCCCAATAATGTTTCTGCTTTAACTTCCAATATTAAATGTGATTTTCCATTTTCCTTTTTATTGTATGAAGTGTATTTTCCTTCAATATAGATGTGTTCTCCAATTTTCCAGTTTTCTGCCATTCTTTCTGGTATTGCTACTGGAAGCAAATCTACGTTTCCACTGGTACGCTTTGTTCCAACATAGAATCTTTTGAATTTATCTCCATCCTTGAAAA